CGAGCAGCACTTCCAGGCCGTAACTCGCGCCGCAGCAGGGGCAGGTCAGGCGCACGGCGCTACTCCGGCCAGCCCCAGCATACCAACAGGGCCGCGCCGAGCGGCAGGCCCACGGTCAACCCGATTAAGAAGCCGAACATGGATCGATTTCCTTTTTCGCTTCAAGGCTCGGATCAGCAAACCTAAAAAAGTGCTGTATTTTGCCTTGCAAGTCGACGGCCACGGGATTCAATTTGATAAGGCCGCCTCCGGTGTAATCGCACGGTCCTCCCGCATTCTTGAAAGCCGCCTTGGCGGTAGCTCTATGATCGTCAAGCCAGCGGCCGACACAGGAAAAAGCGACCGCATCTATCGAGGCTCCCGCCGTTTTCCAGTCTCGGACGGCAGCCACATGGCCGCAGCTCGGGCACACGAACCGCCAATCTAGAAAATCTTCGCCAAACAGACGGCGGCCCTCGGCCAACCAAGCGTCGTGGGATAGGGTTTCCATCAAGCGGCCTCCGGTGGGGTGTTCGCGGCTTTGGCTCGCCGCTGTTGGTCGTATTCGAGCGCGGCACGGCCGGCGTCTGTGATACCGCCATGTCGCGAGATGATCAGCCCGCGCCGCAGCAGCGCGCCAATCGTGCCGTTCGCTCCTCCATGCTCTGATCGGCCGCGCAACCCGCGTTTTAGATCGCAACAAGCGGCGGCGTTTTCCAGCATGCGGTACATTGTGGGGCTCAGGCGTTTCATGCGACCTCCGGCGGGGTTTCCGCAGCCTTGGCGAGCCGCCGTTTCTGGTCGTAGGCGAGCGCGGCGACGATTTTATGAAGCTGTTCGGGCGTGCAAAACCGCAGGCTGTCGACCTTGCAGACCCGGCGGGCGATGCCGTCGGCGTAGGCCCAGGCCCGGCCGGCCTCGGCGAGATACGCGCCGATCTTGTAAATCAGCCGCTGGCGGTCTTCGGGCACCGCGCCGGGCCGGCGGTGGCCTTTGCGGCTTTTGACGCGCCAGCCCAGCCGGACGAATTCATCGATCACGGCTTTGCGCTGGCGGGCGTTGAGGCCGGCGGCGCTGTCCTTTCCGGTGACCCGTTCCAGAATGGCGCGGTAGGTGGTTTCGTCCCAGGCCATATCCTTGCGGGCGATGTGGATCAATTTGAGATCGCGGGCTCGGGTGGGGTCTTGCATAAAGCACCTCAATGTGGGGCGCGGGGCGTCGCGGGCAGCGGCCGCCAGTGGGTGATCTCGACGCCGCCTGACGGCACTACGCCCACCAGCCACCATTCGGCGGTTTTGGGGTCGTAATGGCCCATGAACAGACCGTCGGCGTCGGCGGCCAGCACGATCATGTCATCGTCTGGCAAGCGCTCTTGCACGGGTATCCAGCGGGGTTCGAGACTCATAAGCGCTCCAATGGCTGCTCGTCAGGCCCCGGCCGCCACGCCGGGACGACCGCCCCTCCTGGGGCGGTTTCGCGTTAGTCCGGCCGGACGGGCCGGAAGGCTAAATAACGGGTCTCCTTGATGGCGACGCACGCGCGCAAGCTTTCGCTGAGCGGGTGGTCGGGATCGAGCACGACGGCCTTGAATTTTTCGGTGAGGGTGTAGTCGGTGCTGGAGTCCACCAAGTCATCGAAGCGCCCCCCGAGCAGCGCCTTGCAGGTTTCGGGGTCGGTCAGCTTGAAGGTCTGGCGGGAGGCGATGGGAACCCGGCAGACGCCGTCGACCACCAGCACCGCGCCGGGACCCAGGCTGTTGGCCAGCCGGTCGCTGACGGTTTTCAGGCGCGTTTCCAACGCCTCGATCTGGCCCTTGAGGTCGAACCCTTCCAAAGCGAGGGCGATCAGATCAGGGCTGGCGCTGGTGCAGCGGCCGTCGTTTTCGATCCGGCCGGACGGCGCCGGCCCGGTGTGGCGCGAGGGAAGGTCGTCGGTTTTTCCGAAGATATTGAACATGCTGGCGCTCCTTAGAGATTGGAATACCGCGCGGCGGCGGTGACGTGACGGATCAGGTCGCCGGTGCGGCCGGTGGCGGTGGTGGAGTTCGACGCCGCGCAGGCGCGCGACGTAGTCGGTATAAGGCCCGTCGCCGTCCTGGCCGCGACCGACCGCCGCCCAATCGTAGGGGCCGATGCCGGTGTAAAGGGTCGGGTGCGCGCTTTCGGCGTTCAGGCGAACCTCCAAAACCGGCGTGCGGGTGTCGGACAGCATGGGAAGCACCCGCCGCACGGCCTCAAGCTGGTGGTGGAGGCGCTGATTCACGGCCGCGCCTCCCCTTCCCAATGGACGTTATCCGCTCGGCCAACGCCGCGCGCGGGCGCTCTCAAGAGCGTTTGCGCGACCAGCAACAGGCGAAACAGGCGGACGGCCTCTCGCTTGGGGAAGCGAAAGGCCCCGATTTCGAGCCATTCGCCTCGAATGTCCATCAACACGTCGAGCGTGAGCGGTCCGACGACGCCGCGCTGCTCGGCTTCGATGAAGCCCAACACCAGCGGCCTGAGGGGAGCGTTGATTTCAAGCTCCGGTCCGGCCGACCGGACCTCGGGCAGATCGTCGCCCGGCGGCTCTCGGGAAACGGCGGATGCGACTAAAGAGATCGGCTTGGTGAAGTCATGGGGAATCGGGTTCAACTCAATACTCCTTGGGCAATTTGGAATGCGGGCAGCCGGACCGGCAGGCGCGGTAGAGCTTGGCAAACAGCGGGTTGACGAAGGCGGATTGCGCAGGGCGCGCCTGGTTTTCGAGGCATTTGTGCTTGGGCATGTCCTCGGCGACCGGGCAATCGACTTGCCGCTTGAGCAGCGAGCCTTCGACGAGCCCCTGCAAGCGTTCGAGATCGCCCTTGTAAGCGCCTTTCAAGGTTTGATTGACCATGGCCGGCGAAACCCCCAAACGCCGGGCGACGGCGTTTTGCGAGGTTTCGGCGCAGGCTTCGCGCAGCGCCGCCAGCCAGTCCGGCTCCTCAATCATGGCCGTCGGCCTGGAACGGGTAAAAAACGTCCTGGTTTGGGTCGTACACCCCGTCGCCGCCGGTGCGGACGATGGGGGCGCGCGGGCCGGTGTTTCGGGCTAGACGATAAATGGCGTGGCCGCCCGTTTTTCCGCTTTGCTTCGGGCGCGCGATCTGCAAATAGCCCGCTCGCAGCAACGCGCGCAGGTATTTTTGCGCGTTTGACGCGCTGACCTCCGCCGTGGCTTGCGCTTGCTCGATCGACACTTGCTTGAATACACGGACGGTGTTCCAGATACGCTGGCGAGCATCGAGCCCAGAGCGCTGGCGCTGCGTCATTCCCGGCGTGCCAGGCATGTTTCACCGCCCGAAGTGCCATGGCGTCCCTCCCCACTGCGCCGAGTTCACGGAATTCCAGCCTTTGGCTTTCGAGCGGCGCTCGATCTGGGCGAGACCCAGGCGCATCCGCCCCATGCGCCCGCCGGTGGCGTGGAACAGCGCGTCTAACAGGTCTTCCTCAACGCGGACCTCGCACAGCGAATCGGCGACGGTGCGGGCGTCGTCGCGGTCCAGATCGGTGAATTCGACCCACTGGAACACCCGGCGGGCGATCTGTTCGCGCAGCTTGATTTTGCGGTCGATTTTGTCCATCCCGACCATCACGACCGGCATCCGGCTTTTGTCGTGGATCGAGTGCAGGGATTCCAGCATCCGCAGGCTGGTTTGCTGGCCGGGCAGGAACAGGTAATCCAGCTCGTCGATGAACAGCGGCCGGCCGTGCGCGCCCATCTCCTGGATGATTTGCTCTTCCATTTCGGCGGCGCGGGCGCGCGGCTGCTGGCCGATGCCGTTGAGGATGGCGCGCAGCATGGAACTCAGCGACCACGCCGGCGAGGCTTCCACCCAGATGGCGTTGAAGCGGTTCATGAAGTGGGCCAGGGCGGTCGATTTGCCGACGCCGCTGGCCCCGTGGACCAGCACCATCCGCTCGTCGCTGTGACCGGCCAGGGTGACCGACTCCAGCGCGTCGGCGAACCGCGCGATGTTCTTGACAGGCGCAACTTTTGCTCTCATCATTCGCTCCACTTTTTTGATGACCGGTCTCGCGACCGGAACTTGGAACCCGCTGCGTCACCAGCGGGTTTTTTGTTGCCTAGCCGGCGGCGCTTTCGCTGTTCGGGCAGCCGGTTTCGGCGGGGTCTTCCTCGCGCATCAGGTCGCTCTTGACTTCCCAGTAGCGCGGGTACATTTCCAGGTAATCCAGCGCCTTGTGGTTGGCGGTGTTTTTGAGGTACGCGCGGGCGAAGGCGCGGTCCTCCGCCGGCACCTGGGTCAGCGCCCAGCGCCCCCGCAAGATTTGCTCGAAAATCCAGTTGACCCGCGCGAACGGGCTGGCGAAATCCGGCCGTTCGGCGATGCGCTCTCGCTCTCGCTCTTCGCGGGCCATTTGGTCGCGCAGCCGTTCGAGCTGTTCGGGCGGGACGATGGCGGCGGTGCGGGGTTGGCCGGCGTCCAGCGCGCGTTGGGCGCCGATCAGCCCGGCGCTGCCGCACTCCTCGGCGCGCGGCGGGAGGGGGACGATTTTTCGGGCGTCCGACTCGCGATGGTTCAACACCCGTTCGAGCAGATCCTTGGAGCCGGCGGCTTTGGCGTCGGCGCGCAGACCTTCCATTTGTTCCCGCAGGCGTTGCTTCTGGAGCGCTTTGCCGGCGGCGGCCAGCGCTTTGCGGTCGACGCCGGCCAGCTCGGGGCATTCGGCCAGGGCGATGAACTGGCCTTTGCCGTCGAAGGTGTAGAGCCGCCCCAGGTCGCCCTCGGGGTCGAACAGCACCCGGACCCGCTCGCCGACGCAGCGGCCGAGCTCGGGGGCGAGGTAGTCGTAGCCGTTGAGGCGGATGCCGCTGGCTTTGGACACGATGCGCCAGCCGTCGCCGGGCGCTTCGCTCAAGAGCAAGTCGAGG